GAAAGCTTAATAGTCCTAACAATTGGCAACAAGTAATTGTGCAAATAACTAAAGAACAAGCCGCATATATAATAAGTAAAAAAAATTTAAGTTCTCCTCCTGACGAGCGCAATGGTTACGCGTTTAAATTGGGGTGTAAAAGTCAAAATATGTCTAACAATATGTCAACAAAAGAAAAAGATAAGATTATATTGCTAAAACTTTTCAATAAGCAATTTAAAGGCATTGTATTTAATAGGGATAAGCTCACTATAAGCTTTAAAGAAAAAGATCTTGAGAATATTGCAAAAAGATTAACGCAAATAAACATATTTTTTTGTATCATATCAGATAGCCAGATACTATTAGGTAGACAAGAGACAGCGCGTTTTGTAAATCAAAAATAATATTAAAGCAATTAAGGGATATAACAAGATGTTTGCTTATAAATTTTACAGAGTGATTGATGATGGGTTTATGGGGGAAACTAGGCCTCATGGGGCTGAGCAACAAATAGAAGTAGATAATTTAGATATGGCAATTAAATACATTAAAAATTATCTCAAAGAGATTTTTAATGATAACGTTTTATTTTTCAATATAGATGCAAACAAAATTTATACTTATGGAGTAATAGACTTTAAGCATAATGATATTGAATATATTTGCAAAATTAAAAAACAGAATATTAATGAAAATGATTATAAAAATATAGAGAATCCTGATTTTATGCAACCATTCGAATTACCGAAAGTTCAATGAATATATATGCTTTTACAGAGTATCTTAAACAGACAAAATAATTAATAAAACATTAAAGCAAATAGTAGGAGATTATAGATGAAACACCTTACTATCAAACTGTACCAAATTTAAAACTTGAAAAGGTTAATTTGATCCTACAATAAGTTTATAATTGCAGGAGTGATAAAGTATATAGCTTTATTCGTCAAATAGGTGTACAATATAGTAAATAGGGGTGCATATAGGGTGGGGCAAAAGAGATGGGGGATGTATGGCGGTTTTAAAGGAAAAATATATTAAATTAGTGGTTAGTATTCTAAGGTCCAACCCAGATATAACAGAATCTAAGCTAAAAGAAATGTTGCAATGGAATTCAAATAGAAAAGTAAGAAGTTACAAGTTAAAAGCTTTAGATATGCTCGCCCTAGAACGTAAAAACAATTTAAAGATTGTTGACCATTCGACTGGTCGTATTTATAAAGAAATGACACATATAGCAGTAGGCCATGAAAGTAAAGAAGAATCACTTAATAATTCTGATGATTCTGTTTCAAATGCAATAAAAAAGCTAGGTGAAGAATTGGGCAGCGAAATAGCTGCTTTCACCGTTGAAACTGTTAAAGAATTTAGAAAGCAGTTGCCTTTTTTGATAGAAAGGCACCCTAAATCGGTAGCGGATTTAGCCTTTAATTTTATAAAATTAGCAGATAAGACTAAATGAAATTTAATTTTGATTTTAATTTTGATTTTAATCCGAATAAATCTGAAATTAATAAAAATATTGATTTAAATCAAGTATTTGAAAGCCCCAAGATTTATAAAGCTATATTTGATATTAATAAAATGGCTAAATTTACTATTGTTGAAGGAGGTCGAGCTTCAGCAAAAACACAAGAAACAGCCCTGTTTTTAATAAAAGAAAGTTTTAGGTTTAGAGATAGAGTAATCCTATGTGGAAGAGAATACCAAGCTTCAATAAGAGATTCAGTGTATACTGTTATTAAAAAGTTAATTCAAGCGCCTAAAAAAAACAAAATTGAAGATTGTTTTCATATTACTGATAAAGAAATAATAAACTTAGCAAGTGGCACAAGGTTTGTTTTTAGGGGGTTTAATGACTTTAAAAAGGGGAGCTTTAAAAAAAGCAGCAACCTCAATAAAATAAAATCTTTAAGTTCAATCATTTATGTTTGGATTGATGAGAGTCAAGATATTACTAGCAGCACCCTAGATGTATTAGTTCCTACAGGAAGAGACTTTGTTGTAACATTCTTTGATCATCAAGACTACCAAGAAGAAGTTCAACTGGATAGTGATACAAAGTTTATATTTACAATGAATAGGCAGACAAATGGGGATGCTGTATTGCATTATTTTGATACGTATGAAACAATGGTTAAAAAATATAAGGTTAATATTTTTGATTTAGAACCAAAATTTCAAAATAAAAGCATGCTAAGATTAGCAGAAGCTCAAAAATCTCACCCGAATTATTCGCATATATGGTTGGGTGAGGCAAAAATCGACATAGCAGACTCTTTATTCCCACAACATTGTTTTAAATATGATATAATTAATAATTACCCTGATATTGCGCACGTTGTAATTGCAGTCGATCCAGCGGGAGGAAGCACTTTAAAGAATGATGAAACAGGGGTTGTTGTTTGTGGGTATTCAGCCGAGCTGGACAAGTTTTTAGTTTTAGAGGACTGGAGCGGCAGATATAGCCCCCAAGTTTGGGCTAAAAAAGTAAATGCATTATATCAAGATTATAAAGCTAGTAGGGTAATAGTTGAAACTAATTATGGGGGCGATTTAGTAGAAAGCAATCTGAGATCAATAAATAGCTATTTACCAATTTATAAAGTAAGGGCTAAAAAGGGTGGAGGAAAACTAACTAGGGCTGAACCAATAGCAACATTGTTTACTGAGAATAAAGTAATATTCTTACAAAGAATGCCAGAATTGCAGAATCAATTAAACGGGTTTACCCCTAGCGGGTATCAACTGCAAGGATCACCAGATAGGGCTGACGCCTTAGTTTATGGATTAACATATTTAGTAGAAAAAGTGCAAAAAAAGGTAACAATTCATGTTTTGGATTTTTAAAAAACAAAAGCAAAATGTCCCAGATGTTTTAGAGAAAGAAAAGCAAGATTTATTTAATAGAATTACAGGCTGCAACATTGCGGGTAAAATTAGCGATTTTGCAGATGAACACAGCCAATGGTTACAATATTATTTACATTGTTCCGTCTTAAATGATGCAATTAATAGGATTTTGGATTTATTCGATCCTATTGTTTTTAAAAACTTCCCCAATATAGATAGATTGCAAATTGCCTCTTATATTATATATGGCAATTTGTATTTAGGCTATACTAAATTGGGATCCGCTGTTTTTATTCATCCTGAAAGTGTCAGCATAGAGAATCAAGATAAGATGATGGAGGCTAGCTATGTGATAGATGGAAAAGCAAGATTTGACTATTTAGGGAATCCTTTTAATAGTAGGGATATGTTTGTTAAATTAATTCATGTTAAAAATCAAAATTTAGCTAGTAATAAAATTATAGGAGAAAGCTTTATTTTACCTATTAAAAAAGAGGTAAATATTCTTATTGAAGGATGTAAATATAGTTTAGCTTTATTGCAAAATGGGGCTAGATTTGATGGTTTTTTAACCCCCAAAGAGCCCTTAAATGAGACTGTTCTCCAATCTATTTTGTCGCAATTTCAATCGCAGCATAGGGGAGCTAAGAATGCAGGCAAAACTTTATTAATAAATGGAGATTTAGCTTATCAGGCAATAGCGGGACAAACAAATAGGGACATGGATTATAAAATGTTAATTGATTTAGCAACTACAACAATTTATAATCATTTTAAAATTCCTTTGCCCATGGTTTCTCTTGGTGCATCAACTTATAATAATTTTGCTGAGGCTAATTCTAAAATTTATAGCAATGCAATCTTACCAATTGCTCAAAATATAATCTTTCAATTAAATCATATATTAGGGTTTCAAACTAATAGCGCCAAGGCAATCACTATTGATATAAATAATTTACCATTACAAGGTAAATTTGTGATGTATGAATTAATCAATATGATGAAAAACTCCGCAATCTTTACGGTTAATGAGATGCGTACACAATTAGGGATGAACCCTTTAGAGGGTGGCGATATTATTTGGAACAGCAGCGGAACTCAACCTTTGGCTTATATGGGAAGTATAGATGAGTCTTTATACAAGCAAAATTAAAGCTGAAATTTTTTTACAAAGAAAATTAGAAAAAGCTTATAGTAAAAGAGACTATAAAAATATAGAAGTTATTATTAAAAATTTTATGTATAATAATCTATATGATTTTTTAAAAATTAAAAACAAATATCTTGCTTTTAATTTATGCTTTAATTATCTATATAAAATATTTGAAAAAAACTATTTGGCTAGCCTAGTAAAAATAAATACAAATAATCTATTAACAAGAGCTAAATTAGACGCAAATTTGATAATTAATTCACCTGCTAATATACTGGATGGTATCCATTCTTATTATAATATTAAATTAAGAAGTAATAAAAACTTTACTAACATATCAGAAGAAGACAATTATAGTCTCTTTCTTTATTGGGCTGTTGATAGTGCAAAAAGCTATGATTTAAAAGTTATTGAACAAATTAACGAAGATTTGCTTAATGAAATTAATAACACCAATGAAGAATCTAAAAAAAGAGAACTTAAACAACAGCTTTTCGATATTAAAGAATTAAATCAAGCTATAATTACAGCAAATATCATTGCATATTTTGCTAATGATAAATGGAATAGTCAATTTTTGCCGACTTCAAGACCCGCACATATAAGTGCCCATGGTCAATTGAGAGGTAAAAGTGGCTACTTTGAAGTTGGAGGAGAAAAATTAAGCTATCCGGGGGACTTTGAAAATGGCAGTATTGGCAATGTAATAAATTGTCGTTGTTTTTTAACAAGGTAGACGTTATAATATTGAATATTAACTAAGGAGAAGCAATGAATAATTATGAATTTCAAAAAAATATCCCTTTTGAAGTAGACAAAATAGAGAGAGCGGACAAAGACTATATAACAGTCAGCGGCTATGCTACCACTTGGAATAACGTAGATTTAGCAGGGGATATAGTCTTAGAAACAGCAATCGGCGATGGCTTATCCATTATAGATACTAAAATATTAGTTGATCATGATAAATTAAGCTTAAAATCTACAGTGGGCAAAATAATAGATGTAGAAAAAGATAGCAAAGGACTATTTATTAGGTGTAAAATTTTTAAAACCCCCTTAACTTTAGAACATTTAATCCCAGCAATTCAAAAAGGGTTAATTGAAAACTTTTCAATAGGATTTAGAGCCTTAGAATGGGACACATCAGATAGTGGATATATTTTTAAAAAGATTGATATCAAAGAAGTAAGTTTGGTTAGCTTTCCAGCTAACGAACAAGCTAATATCATAAGCGTTAAGCAACAACCAAAGGAGTTTTTAGATATGGAAGATATTATAAAAGCAAATTTTGATAAAAATTTGCATGAAATCAAGGGCGAGGTTAAAATTTTAAAAGATTTAACTGAAAAAATGGCAACAAAAGAGGACTTATTAACCTTAGATAGCAATTTTGCTAAATTAAATGAAAATATGCGCATGGTTAATACTAAAAGCAACACCGATGAGGAGTCTGATCTGTTTTTTAAAGCTATTTCATCTAAAAAATATGAAAGAGTACAATTAGCCGATCATGCTAAAAGTTTGGGTGGAACTAATAATTCAATTATTAATCCAGATGGCGGAATTTTAGTGCCTACATCTGTAATGAATGAATTTATTGATTTAACTTTTAATGAAACTGGATCATTAAGGAGCGCAGTCGGAGTTATTACAACTAATGAAAAATTTTCATCTATGCCTGTTGTAGTTAATGCTCCTACTGCTTATTATAGAGCCGAAGCTGAAAGAGTGAATTCTGCTCAAAGAAAGTTTTCGAATGTATTGTTTTCAGCTAAGAGTTTGGCTGTAGCAATTTCTGCAACTTGGGAATTTCTTAATTATCAGAAGGCTTATGTCAAAAACAATATTTTAACTTCTATGAGACAAGCCCTTTCTACAAGAATCGATTATGATATTTTAAACGGAGATCCTAGCATTGGGATTGAGGGTATTTTAAAAAATCCTAAAGTTCCTACATATAAAACAGCTGTGGCTGGTACTATCTCTTGGAAAGATATAGTTACTGCTAAGGCTACTTTAAGATTAGGAAGTAATCCTGTTATCATTATGCATAAAAAGACTTTAATTAAACTATGGACTGAAACAGACACAACTAATCAACCTATTTTTAATGCGGTTAATATGAACCAAATGTCAAATATCGATATGCTATTTGGGATGAAAGTAATATTAGTTGGTGATGTTGATTTAGGCATAACCTCTCAGGGAGCAAGAGATACAAGGAGCATGTTAGATACTGTAAATGCTTCGGATGCCTTTATTACCAATGCAGATGTGGTTGTCATGGGAGATTTAAGGACGGCTTATAAAATGGTGATATCAAGAGGCTTACAACTTTTTGAGGATAGCACAAACGACATGGCCTCACAAATTATAAATTGGTATGGATTTACAGATATTGACGGCAAAGTTGTAGATGAAACAGCTTTAGTTAAAATTAAAATTAAATAAGGATTATAAAAATGTTAAATAAAGATTTAAACTTATTTGCTTTAGAAAAAATTGACTTAGCATTAAGTGCAGGTGAAAACACAAGCACAGTTGCTACATCAACAGCTCATAGCATAATGTTTTTAGTTGATTTATCAACGGTAACTGGTTTTACTTCTATTGATTTTAAAGTATTAACAAAATCAAATGCGGTAGATGCTCCATGGGTAGAGGCAACAGCATTCGGAGCAACAAAGATTGTATTCGCTAATCTGGATAGCGACGCAAATAAAAGAATTTTTTCTATAGGTGCTGCTGGTGGAGATTCTGGGATGATATCATTGGTAGCAACGGTAGTAGGGAATGCAGCAGGTGCAGCCAGAATTTATGCACTACAAGAGGCAATAAGAAATATAGACGCAAATAGTAATAAGAGGTAATATATGGCTAAAAAAAATAAAGAAATTGTAGAAAACACCACTAGTTCATATCCCTTTGAATGGTTACCAGCTTGGGGCAATGTCAATCCTGAAGGATATTACCCTAAAAGGGCTTTTTGGAATAGAATACTTGCATATGATGATTTCTATGAAAATGTTGACGGTAGCGGCAAATTAATAATAAAAGCACTTGAATATATAAAAACCCCAGATCAACTAAAGTGGTTTTTTGAAAATCTTGGTAGACCTACTTCCTTAAAGGATGTGACGCCTGTTTTTTTAAAAACAAAATGTTTTTCTTGGGCATTCGTAATGATCAATGCAAATAATGAGAATGAAAGTTTTAGTAGTTCATTTGGTTTATATGATAAATTTTCGGGTAGCGATGACTACCAAGGGTTTAGTCTGCATTCTAAGAGATTGTATATGTTTGAAGGGAGATTTTTGCGTAAACTAATGGAAGCCCTCAATACTTACAATTATGGGCTTCCTCATCGTCCTCCCAAACCTTCCGATCCATCAACACTTAGAAAATTGAGGTTTATTCCATTAGAATTTTTAGTGCCAACCCCTTTTGATGAAGCTTACAATGAGGTGGGGGATATTTATAGAGACGGATATAAATTAGCTCCAGGACTCCCATATCATCAGAATTGGGAGGTTGAGAAAGGTAAATTTGAGTTTTATCACAAAGACTTTAAGCCCAATGAACAATTTTATTCTAGCTTATATTTTAATGATGGATTTACACTCACAACAACAGATGAAGAGGACAAAGCAACAAGTGTGGAAGTTGATACAGATAACCAATAATGTTTTTGATTGGGAGGCTAAATTAGAAATTATTAAGCCGATTATTCAGTTTGATAGTGTAGATTTAGCTGTAGTTAAATATTATTTACAAATAGTTGAGCAATATTTGCGCGATTATGCTGGAATCGCTATAGTGCAAAACACTTTTAAGATTATTAAAGATTGCAACTATACTTGTTATACGGGTGTTAGGAATCCTTTAATTCCAATTGTTGATTGCTTTCCTAATGCCTGTATTCCTTTTGATACTAATTTTGAGGCTGGAGCAGATCCTAGTCCAACCTTGCTATATGATATTTCAATGTGTGTTAAAAATATGTATAATGGCTGCGAATGCTTAAGTAAGCAAGCTATGCAGCCATTAAATAAATACATCAATCCAATTATGATTACAAAGGAGAGCGCATTATGTTATTGCAATCAAATGTAGAATATCAATTAACAGATAGCCAGCAAGCTATCATTGTCAAAGGCGGTCCAATAAATTTATTTGTAAAAGGTCAATTGGTTGATTTTGTTTTAGATGGCAGTTATGAAGAGGGGTTTTATAATTTACCAAGCCTAACAGGATTAATAATTAAATATACTGGTGCAGCCCAAGTTGAATTGGTGGGGGTATAATGGGGTTATTAGAAAAAGGACTGATTGTGCAACCTATCATTTTATCAGAGGTGCAATGGGGTAACATTAAGGGAACTTTGAGCAATCAAGAGGACTTAACATTGTTGATTAACACCAAAGAGCCTTTAATTAATATGGGATCATCTGCAAATTTTTTTAATGGAACAAAGCAATTTGCTCCCATAATAGCCTCCAACGTTGTAACTGATTCGACTAAAAGATTTATATCTGATGCAGATTTTAATAATTTTAATAGCAAATCAGAGAAAAGACAATTAATTAATTTTACATGGACAATTGATAGACAAGGTTTTAGTAGTCAAATAGCATCAAGTGCTACACCAATTAATTTTTTACAATTTTTAACAGGAACCCCAGCGCCAACGATTGCTATCAGTAGGCATGAACAACAACTAAATCAAGTTGTAAATTTTACTTTTGATGCAAGCAATCCATTGTCTCCTATTTTAATATTCCCCGTTATTGATGGAGAGGTAGATTACCAAATAAGAATTTCAATTAGTGGTAGTTTTGGCGGAGCGACCTCATCCTCACGAATAATGCCTTTTGATATTCAGAGGGCATCAGATAATACTTTTTTGGGCAACGTTAAGTATGTTAAAAGTTTAGGCAGCAACAATGTGAGTGCTGAATTTATCAACATCACTACTAGAACTATAGCGGCAAACGACAACTTTAGTGAAACTGGGATTAGGTTGCTGTTAACACAAGATACAAATACAACTTTTACTTTAACAAGAGCCCAGCTTCATATTAAAGCTGAAATTATAAAACTAAATTAGCAAAGAAAAATGATTTGTAAG